AAAACCAACCGCCTTCTTCAGGGCCACCATATATGCTGTAGACTGCATAAACATTTACATACCAAGTGAGTTTTTTAGGCTCACTTACACTTAAAATAACTTCGTTTTTCATATCATCTCCAATAGTTAGACTTCAGTATACCCTAAGTAACCAACAGCTTCAAACATTATCGGCATACAACCAGGGCGGTTATTTATCTCTAAAAGCTAAAGCAAGAATATATATGTGTGTGTATGTATATAGTGGGTGTGCCTGTATGTGATCTTAGGCCAAAGGCAACCCGACTCCCGACACCCGACCCGATTTTGTTTATAAATGTGACCGACAGACAGAGGGGGCGCAGTTTCTCCCCATCTTACCCATAAAATATCTTACATTAATTATCAAAAATGGTTTACTTTCAGTATCCAATATGCTTATAATATACATACACTATTGGAGAAATGAATATGAGTAATAAAGAAATAAAAATGCCGTCTTTTCATAAGACTGTAAACGTAGATAAAATTAATACTTTTTCACTAAAAGAACTTGAGGCACTTGATAAACTTTTAGATGGGAAAGCAACCAAGAAAGACTACCAAATTTTAAGGGGGAGAAAATGAGTATATTAAAAAGTGAAATAAACCTTAAAGGCACTAAACCGAATTACTTAAGGTCTACAAAAAATCTATATAGCCATTTTGTAAATGGTAAGCAGTTATTTTTTAGCTATCAGACGCTAGTGGCTATTGATGATCTTATCAGCGTCAATAATTGGTCAGCCAATACAGCGAGGCATTTAACTTGGATTAATCCAGATAAAACCATAAGGGTTAAGGACTTTGACAAACAAGCCAGAGCAATACTAGAAAAAGACGGTTTAATCTCTACTTACGATCATTTAAAAACAGTCAGCAATATTTCTAGTTTATTTGCTTTGTTGAGCAATCCAAAGACCGAAGCAGAACAGAGAAAGGTTAACGATCAAAGGCTAAGATTTTATGAAACCCAAGAAGGTATCATTAGGCCCCACGATTGGGATACTTTAACTGTTGAAGATCAAACAGCACGATTGAATAAAACAGATTCATTCAATCAATAAGGGGAGGAAGCATGAAGCATATTAAAAACAATCTACTACCATTACTAGAACACATCAACCAGAAGATGTTAGAAAAGAAACATAACAAGCCATACGCAGAAATTACTTTTGCAGATATGGACAAGGCCGACTGTAAAAGGTTTAACGATATTTTAAAACTAGGGAGGACAAATGCACTTAGTTAAAAAAACATTTACTTTAGAAGCCTTAACCAAGAATGATAACCCTATCAAATATAAAGGTTATTTGAATCTAAAAAACCCCTTATGGAATGGTTGGGCTAATCCATATTTTACTAAAAAGGTTAGAGATAAATTTATCGCAGATGAAGAAAAACTTTGTGGCGATAGACAAGATGGAGAATCTATACAAGAAATAAAATCTATTGAGCCGACTTATGACAGTTATGGAACTGAACTTTATTACTTTGGTTCATTTTTGTGTTGGGATATGGAAGAGGATTTTACCGAAGAAGAAATTTACGCAGTTAAACAATACAGGGAGGAGATAAAAGATGGAAGTTAAATATACTGATTTCAACGATAACAACAAAATAAAAATTCTTGTTAACTATCCTGTTAAAACGAAAGCAGAATGGGTTGGAGAAAATCAAGAACTCAGAATAATAATTGACCGTCTATTATTAGACAAAAAAAATATGATTAAACAATTAAATTTGATTGCTGAACGATTAAAAAATAAGGAGATGAATGATGAATAAACCAACACTTGAAGAACTAGGGATAACACAAGACACAATAATTATTGAAGTTGAGGGTGGTCTTATACAAGAAATACATAACGACAGTAATGGGGCAGTCATATTTGATTGGGACAATATTGCAGTTGATGAAGAACTTGATGAAGACCAAGAAGAACAAAGACTTGACGATATGTTGTCAGCAATAGCAAGGGGGAAATGATGAGTAGAAAGATTATAAGTGTTGAGATTATTGATCGTTTTATGAATAGTCTTGATCACGTTTGGAGAGAAGATCAAGGCTATGCACAACACGTAGCGATAGCTTGGAACAGAATAAAACTTATGTTAGAAGATTTGAAAGATGCCGATCTTGAAAAAAAACAGACTGAATTTCGACTATCTTGGCTCTCAAGGAAGGAGAACGAAGATGAGTAAACCAAAAGAATACAAAGTATCTTTTATTCCATTTACAACACAATACGATTATTTGGTAAAAGCAAAAAATGAAGATGAAGCATACGATAAAGGTCGAGATGAATTAATGTATGCAATAGGTCGTGATGCTTCTAAAGATTGGGAGTGTTTAGATATAAAGGAGGTAAATGATGAGCATTAAGAAAGTAGAAATGAGATTAGTTGTTGATGTTGATACAGCTAATGATTTTATTTGTCCTAGTGGAAATCCCTTAGAGCATAACTGCGTATTAAATACAATAGAAAGTAATTATTTTCTAGAGCCTGTAAGTGTCTTAGAAATTAAGGAGATAAATGATGAAATTAACACATAAAAGAGCAAGCAAAGAACTAGAAACATCATTAGAAGTCATTAGGTGTTTAATTGGTGTTGCTAGAAATCAAATTAAAAGTGAGCCTAATGAAGAGCAATGGCAAAAAGAACTGCATCAATTATATGGTGTAGAGAATCTTTTAGAACAAGCAGATGATTTTTATTATGAGGAGGTGTCTGATGAGTAACGAAAAATATTTGTGCGATAGCAAAAAATTCTCTGATTTTAAAACAGATTTAGATAAGGTGTTAGAAAAACATTATCCAAATACTGATTATGAGTGGGAGTATTATGATGAGGATTATAATGATGCTCTATCAACAGACACTAATGCTAAATGGCGATTGGTAAAGATATATCTTGATGTGGAGGAGTTGAATGATGAGTAAATATACATTTTGGGAATCCGATTTTAAAAATGAAGATGATTGGATAACTGTATGCAAAGTCTTTAATTTACCAGATAACACCACCTGTATAAATATTAATGTAGATAAAATGATAACTTCTGAATCACATTCTATACACTTTAATGAGGAGATAAATGATGACAACACTTAAAGAATTACATCAAAAGTATCCACACTTAGATGATATGAAAACATATTACCAGGATTACGAAAAAGCAGATTTGCAACAAAAAAATATTATGGATTGTGATGGTAGTGAATATTTGCCTTGGACTGCATATTTAGTAGAAATATTTTTTCTGTTAGGCAATAAGCTTAAACCACAAAAAGATTGTAGTAGTTGCGATATTCATAACGATTACATCTGTTTTGATTGTGAAATGGATCAAGTAAAATATTCCGATTGGAAAAATAAATTACAAGACCATTCTAGTCTTGAAGATAATTAAGGAGATAAAAGATGAGTAAGACTTATGTTTTAAATATTGATGGAATATGTATTGAGGATAATGAGATAGAAAATACTACTATCCATATTTGCAGAAATGGCGAGTGGTCTGAAATACCTTTTGATGAAAGTGATTTAGAGGAGATAAAAGATGATTGAATTTATAGATCAACACTTTGGCCTACTACTACTTTTTTATGTAGTAGCCGTCTTTCTATCCTTGACTAACGAACCAACAAAACCACCCGATCTTAGTTGTTGGAATGAAGATGATGATTTAAAATAATATGATGGTAGAAGTAATTAATTCTTTTGGCGAGATGAAAAACAAAAGAGCCGTAGTTTATCGCTACTTTGGTAAACTTAGGGTGGATCTTTATGAAAACTTTGAATCGATTAGAACTGAAGAACTAGATAATAAAAGTGAATCTTATGCTAATTCTTTAGCTGAGAATTGGACATTAGATATATTACAATAACTTAATGAGGAGAGAGTATGTTTGGTAGAATCAACAATTTTACTTACGATAGCGATAAATCCCCAATGCAAAACTTCAACGCCTGGCTAAGCCTAGCTGAGGACGAAAGGTTTTGGAATGAAGAAAAACCGTTTAAATACGAAGAAGCCAAAGCCGTCTTTGAACAAACTTACCAAGTAGATATAGAGCATCATGTTTGATTTCCTTTTCATCATTACAGGAATCGGAGGATTAATCTTTATGTATTTGATTGATGCCGATAAGAATAATTAAGTCTTAGATTTTATTTCTTTGATCTCAGCTTCAGCTAGCATGCCACCAGCTTTCTTACCTTCGAGCAAGGCTTGCAATCTATTCTCGACTTCGGCTCTGGACATTTGATCAATCTTGCCATATTTAACTTCCTTACGATCAACTACCAAACCCCCGACTTTCAGCAAAGAATTTTGGGCCGCTATCGCAGCATTAAAAGATCCCGACTCCAAGGCCCGATCTCTAATATCATATAAATCTTTGACTGCTCGATCTTGATTGAGCTCATACTTCTTTCTAACTTCGCCCATCAAATATTGGATTTCTTTCTTAACCTCTGGATGTTGCAACAACTTATAGGCCGACTGCCTGGCATCTTTGTAGCCCGACTTACGGGCCGCTTCAACATAACTCATTTGGGGATTATTGACTACCGTCCAGACAAAGACTCTTTGCCGTCTGTTAAGTTTCTTATCAAGCCCGAAGTATTCTAACC